TACTTTTGCTGGCAAAATGGCTAGGCTAAAAGAGGCAGGGGATTTAGCCTCAGAGGCATTTGGTAAAGGTTTAGTAAGTGGCATAGAGGCATCAGGGCAGAGTATAGAAGATTTACAAAAAGACATAATAAATCTAGGCGAAACGCTAGGAAAACTTACAGCCGGCGTAAATACTTTTGCTAGCGATACGATTAGCGCGTTTGACCGAATAGGTAATAGCGGTGCTGTGCAGGGCTTATTAAATGTTTTTGAGGCGTTAGTAAGAGGCGTAGGTTTTATAGTTACTGGTGAGTTAGTGCCTACTATGGACTCAACTACTGCAAAGTTAGCGGCGCAAGAACGTAACAAAAATGAAGTGGCTAACAGGGCAACGCTGCGTCTTAGAAATATGACGCTAAAAACAGAAAAACTAATTTTAGCTACACAAAAAAACACGACTAAAGAAAAAGATAAACAGCTCAAACTAGACAGAGCTGCCCTAGCACTTGGCAAGGGTGAAGATATATTTGACCTAGATAAAATACAGGTACAGGCAGCGCTATTAGCTAAGCAAGATGAAATAAACAGGCTAGGCGTAAACGCAACAGACCAGCAAAAACTACAGCTAGCTAATGACCTAACCCGCCTATCTATAAAGCAAACTATGTCGCAGCTAGAGGACGCTATAGCCGCTAAAGATGTAGAGGCTGCTACACGCCTTGCTAAAAAACTTAACCTAGATCTAGCAATACTAGGCGCTTTGCAAGGCCAGCAATTTAAGTTACAAGATATAAATGATATTTTAGAAAAGTTTAAGCCAAAATCTTTAATAGATTTACAAAACCTTAATGAAGCCTTAGCGCTGCTAATGAAAATGGCAGGGCTAAAGATATTGCCCATAGTGCCGGGAGCAGTTGCAGGCGGTGGCGGCGGCGGCGGCGGTGGCGGTGGCGGTGGAGGTGGTGGCGGTATCGGTGGCGGCGGTAGTGGTGGTGGTGTTTTAGCAGCTGGTATTGCTGGACAGATAGCAACACTAACTACCTTACGAGCTGCTACTAGCACAGGCACAGGTATTAACTTTTTATTAAAAGAGCAGATAGACACGCTTACAGATGCTATGAGTACAAACGCGCTTAATGCGCTAGGTGATGAGCAAGCAAGATTAAGAGCTATGGGCGCATTTGATACACCGGGTATAGGCCCGGGCTCTAGCTTTGACCCTGCCCGCTTTCGTATGGCAGATAATTACATAACAGTAAACGCAGGGGTAATAGGTAGTGAGGACACAATAGCGCTAGCAGTACAGAAAGCTATTTTAGACCTAGAGCGTAAAGGTGACCCGCTGCGCTATACCGGTGGCCTATGACCATACCAGTAGTAAACGCTATAATTAACTTTAGTACCGGGCCTAGCTTTGCTCAGGCTATGATTTTAGGGCAAGGCATACTAGATACAAACGTATTAGCAGATAGCGCGGCTGTAATCGTAGATGTATCTGATCAAGTAGACAGCATACAGACAGTAAGAGGGCGTAACCCTCAAGCTGACCAATTCCAAACAGGTACACTTAACTTACGAATAATAGATCAAAACGGTGATTTTAACCCTCAAAATACTAGCGGCCCTTATTTTGGTCTGTTAGACCCTATGCGTAAAGTACAGATAACGGCTACTTATAACAGCGTTACTTACCCTATTTTTAGCGGCTTTATTACTAGCTATAACACTACTACGCCTAAAGAGGCTACCGAGGTGGTGTATACCACGATAACGGCGGTAGACGCGTTTAGACTTGCACAAAATGCCCAGATTTCTACAGTAGCAGGGGCTGCCGCTGGTGACTTATCAGGTACGCGGGTAAACCAAATACTAGACCAAATAGGGTGGCCCGCCTCTATGCGCGATATAGACGCAGGGCTTACTACTTTGCAGGCAGACCCCGGCACACCGCGCACTAGCTTAGGAGCGCTTAGCACAGTAACGCTAAGTGAGTACGGGGCGTTTTATGTAAGCCCTACTGGTAGCTTTACCTTTAAGGACCGTAACACAGCGGCTAGCTCTGTGGCTGGCATACCTGTAGATTTCAACGATAACGGCACAGATATAAGCTACTTTAATGCCGTATGGCGGCTAGATGATACGTTGGTGTATAACGCCGCTAGCATCACACGCACAGGCGGTACTACGCAGCTAGCTATAGATCAACCAAGCATAGATAAGTACTTTACACACAGCTATAACCAGCAAGGGCTACTAATGCAGACAGACGCAGGGGCGCTAGATTATGCTGAGGCCTATGTAGCTAGCCACAAAGAAACGACAGTACGCTGTGATGCCATTACCCTAGATTTATACACAGATAACTATAATGCCGGCATAATTGCAGCCCTAGATTTAGATTTTTTTGACCCTATAACTATAGTTACTAATCAGCCTGGGGGCTCTACTTTAGATAAAACCTTGCAGGTATTCGGGGTAGCTATGAATATAACGCCGGGATCTTGGAAGGCGACATTTACGACACTTGAGCCAATTATAGAGGGCTTTATACTAGACTTCTCAGAATTAGACACAGGCGTACTAAGCTACTAAGGGGGTAACAATGGCAGCGGGCTTAGGATTTAAGACCTTTACCACGGGTGAGGTGCTGACTAGTGCAGACGTCAATGGCTATTTAATGCAAGGTATTTTAGTTTTTGCTAGTGAGGCTGCTAGAAATGCAGCTATAACGTCACCGCAAGAAGGCCAGTTTGCTTACACTAAAGATAATAATACCGTGTGGTATTACACAGGCAGCGCGTGGGCAGTAAGCGGCGCTACAGGTGATATAGACGGCATTACTACAGGCACAGACTCAGGGCTATCAGGCGGCGTTACTAGCGGCACAGCTGTACTAAGATTAAAACTAGAGTTTGATGCAGAAACAGGCACTACATATACTTTAGTAGCAGGCAACCTTAATCAGTTAGTAACACTTAATAACGCTAGCCCAATTACTTTAACTGTACCGCCTAGCGTTTTTAGCGCGGGTGATGTAATAAACATAGCGCAGATCGGAGCAGGCCAAGTAACACTAGCGCAAGGCGCAGGTGTAACAATAACTAGCACAGGTGCAACCTCTAGCGCACCTAAACTACGCGCGCAACAAAGCGCAGCTAGCATTATCTGCACGGCATCAAATACTTTTTTGGTCGTAGGAGATATAGAGTAATGAGTTTAATCGGGATTATTGCTTCAAGTAAATTAGGAGCAGCCGTTATTACTGGTGGAGATGAAGTTGTAACTACTGGTGGTTATGTTTATCGTTCTTTTATTACAAGCGGTAGTTTAGTTATTACTGGATCAAAAACTATTGAAGTAATGGGCTGCGGGGGCGGGGGCGCTGGCGGCGGCGACGCCTACGGCGCAGGCGGTGGCGCTGGCGAGTTAGATTTATTCACAACAGTAACAAGTGCTACAGGAACTTACACAGTTACAATTGGCGCAAGAGGCACAGGTGCTTCAAGCGGCAATGGCCCTGGTGGTGGAACGACAACCTTTAGCAAAAGCGGCGTTGATACTATTTCCGCACTTGGCGGGGGTGGCGGCGGCGGTGCTAGCGGCTCTGGTGCAGGTGGAAATGGTGGGTCTGGCGGTGGTGCTGCAAACAACAACGCCGCAGGAACTGCAAGCGGAAGCAATACCAACGCTGGTGCTAATTCCGACCCTGCAACCTCTCACGGCGGCACAAATGTTAGAACTTGCGGCGGTGGTGGTGGCGCAACTTCTGCTGGCGTAGCAGGAACGAATTTAGCTACTAGCACAGGTGGCAACGGCGGTGCGGGTTATACTCTAAGTTCAATTGATGCCAACTTAACTTCCGCTAATTTCCCAACTACGCTTAGCGGTATGACAGTTATCTGTTCAGGTGGCGGCGGTGGTGGTTGGAGAGATGGCACAGCAAGAGTTACTACAGGCGGCACAGGTGGCACAGGTGCAGGAAATGGACAAGGCTCATCAAATCCAAGTGCAGTTGTAAATGCTACTTCAAGAGGATCAGGCGGCGGTGGCGTAGGTGGAACAAATGTTAGTGGCGCAACAGGCGGTAATGGAGTCGCAGGAATAGTTATTGTGAGGTATCTAGCGTAATGAAAAATGTAGCCTTATTAAACGAAAGTAACATTGTATTAAACATTATTGTAGTTAAAGATGATTTTGAGCAAGAAAATTACGTTGAATATTCTGACGAAAATCCTGCTTTTATAGGTGGAGATTTTTACGAAGGTCATTTTTATCCACCGCAACCTTATCTAAGTTGGGTGAGATTAAATGGAAATTGGCAACCGCCAACACCTAGACCCGAGGGTATTAGCTGGTATTGGAACGAGGCAAAGCAGGTTTGGGTAGATGGTAACGAGCTATAACGGCTGGCCTGCCAGCAAAGACCCGGAAGAAATCGGCATTAAGAATTACCCCGTGCCGGGTACTAATAGAAAGCTCAAATGCGCTGAGGCTGTAGCACCTTTGCTAATAGGTTTTGCCGCTGAGTTTCACGCGTTGATAGAACCGATAGATGAGGGCGAGTGGGACGAGTGGGGCTACGCTTTTAGAGATGTAAGAGGCGTGGTAGGTAAACTTAGTTGCCATAGCAGCGGTACAGCTATAGATCTAAACGCTACTAAACACCCGCTGACTAAGCGCGGTACATTTCCAGCCGAGAAAGTGCCAATGATTAAAGCTTTATGTAAAAAGTGGGGTTTGGCTTGGGGCGGTGAGTGGACTAGGGCAGATGAAATGCACTTTGAAATAAGCGTAAATGCTAAAAAAGCCGCTAAGATAATCTCAAAGTTAGGGGTAACAAATGCCGACTAGCGCGCA